AAAAGATCCAGAATTATGTTCCCAACTTGAGTAACTGGACAGACACCCCCTAACAAAGGACCACACTATGCTAAATGAAGTGATACAAATGATGGCGGCAGGTTGGGCGTCGGATGACGCTATTGATCAGGCCATCCAAGACAATCCTGATGTTACTGATGCTGACGTTGACACATTGCTGGCTGACGTTGCCCATATGCTAGACTAACCTTTCAAAACAGGGACGTAGTATGACTGACGATTTGTTAACAAAGCGATCGCAAGCCAACGGCTTATTGGATGATTTCAAGCTATGGCACCAATACGGTACAAATTCTAACCTCATGATTGTAATGATTGGCCTGCGTCGTGACATCCTTACCGGTGATCACAAGACGTTGGATCATTTGATCACATCATTGACTGACAGAAATAATGCAGCGATGTTAGCCAAAATGAGTGAAAATAATGGTTGATGATGCACTCATGACCAAACGTAACTTGGCACACGATATAATTGACGAGTTCAAAGAATGGGCAGTATCAGAAGCTAACGCAACCACTAACTTAGTATGGTTAGGTGAAACGGCCAGACATGCTAGAGTTGATACGGCTAACGAACGCGTTCTTGATGAAATTATTATTCACTACACTGATTTGGTCGATGACGCCATGATAGCCAAATTGAGTCAAAATAACGGTTGATTTTCTCCTAAAATTGTGTTACTATTATAGTTAAACATGGAGATCATAATGACAAGAAAAGTAATAGGGTTATGCGGTTTTATCGGTAGCGGCAAAGGTACTGTGGGTGACATTTTAGTCAAAGAGCATGGTTACACCAAGCTAAATTTTGCAGACACATTGAAAGACGGAGTCAGCGCAGTTTTTGGTTGGGACCGAGGATTGTTGGAAGGCGACACTGAAGCCAGTCGTGAATGGCGTGAAACCCCTGATGGCTTTTGGTCACAAGAATTACATCGTGAGATCACGCCCCGCAGTGTGATGCAGTTGTTCGGCACAGATTGTATGCGCAAGGGCTTTGACGAAGAAGTATGGGTATTGACAGTCAAGCGTCAACTCGTAGAAAATCCCACCACCAACTACGTATTGACTGATGTAAGGTTCTACAATGAGCGTGACATGATCACTGACTTGGGTGGCGAAGTTTGGCGTGTGAAGCGCGGCCCTGATCCTGAATGGACTCAAAAAGCAATCAATGACAACAAATACCACACTGAATGGATGAAGGACTATACTGATATCCACGAGAGTGAATGGCGCTGGTTGGATCACCCTACTGAATTTTCCCGCTCAATTCTAAATGACAACGGTATAGCAGAGCTCAAAGACCTAACATTGAAAGCCCTTACCCGATAACAACGTAGTTATTGGCGTAACCACCCAAGATAACTAGTCATCAAATAAATACTATTAGAATAAGAAAACATTTTAATAGGAGATAAAACATGGCTACACTAGTATCACCAGGTATTGCCGTTTCGGTAGTAGACGAAGCTGCATATGGCAGTCCAGGAGCAGGTACCATCCCGCTTATCATCATTGCCACAGCGCAAGATAAAACTGATCCAACCGGAACAGAAGTAGATGGTATTGCTAAATTTACCAAAGCTGCTACTTCCGGTTTGGTTGTTCCAGTAACATCACAACGTGAGATTACACAATTTTTCGGCGATCCAACTTTTGCCGCCACACAGGGTGCAGAGACCAGCGAATACGGTCTTTTGGCAGCTTACAGTTATTTAGGTCAGGGTTCACAAGCGTACATCGTTCGTGCAGACGTTGATTTGAATGAAATCGTTGCCACAGACGTTGAGCCAACTGGCCCAGTAGCAGCTAACACAATTTGGTTAGACACTGACGGCAGTTCTTACGGCGTTCACCAATGGAGTGGTTCAGCATGGGTTTCACAATCCGTGACTGTTGAAGTTGTTTTATCAGCCGCCCATGGCGAAATTGCAGATCCAAGCACCTACGCACCCAGTGCCACAGTGGTTAATGGTTCTTACCTTGTAGCAATTCTTAATGACAACGCGTCACCAACTGGTGTTGCGCTTGGTTACTTTATAGGTGTTGGTGGTGCCTGGGCGACACTTCCAAATGCAACAACAACCTTTGCACCACACTATGCTCAACCAGCAACACCAACAGCGGCTGATGTATGGGTTAAAACAACACAGCCAGGCTCAGGTTTGAACCTTGTTCTTTACCGTGCTGATGCAAACGGTGTTTTTGACCTTATCGAAGTTGAAGGCGTGCTTAACGCAGCCGCAGATTATGTTGCTCAAGACGGTAGCTCATTGACTGTAATTACCTCCACAATGACCAACACAAACGGTGTTGTTGATGTTTTGGCCACTTCCAAAGGTTTGGAACTCAAGACTATCGCAGCCAATACACCAGCCGCAATCGTAGTGGCAGTTGCTGCTCAAGATGCAGCCCCAACTGGTCCAACAACAGCAGGCCAATTATGGTTTGATGGCACACAGACACAGCTTGACATTCTACGTAAGGTCGGTGCAGCTTGGGAACGTGTTGACGAAGCAGACATCCAGTATAGCACAACAATTCCTACACTTGACAAATCAGGCGCAGCACTTACTGTTGACGACATTTGGGTTAAGACTGGTACAGTTGAATCCACTTACCCAACAATTTATCGTTGGAATGGCGCAATGTGGTTGCTACATGACAACACTGATCAAACAACTGATCGTGGTGTATTGTTTGATGACTTCCTAGCAGATGATCGTGTGGCATTAGCAAGTGGTGATATTGATGTAAACTCAACAGCATTTGATAGCCGTCCAGATCCATTGCTTTACCCAAGTGATATGCTTGCAGTAAACATGGCATTCAGCCAAGGCACATTGCGTGTTTGGGCAGAAGGTATTTTGGTAAACAACGCAACCGCAACAGTTGATGCATGGATCAACGCAGTAACAAACAACGCAAATGGTTCAGGTGTCTTCGGTCGTCTAGCTCAACGTCGTTATGTTGCTACAAAGATGCAAGCCGCAGTTACAAGTAACGAAGATCTGCGTGATCCGATTCGTAACTTCACATTGCTTTGTGCGCCAAACTTCCCTGAACTTACAGATGAATTGGTAAACTTGAACAGCGACCGTGGTGAAACAGGATTTATCATTGTTGACGTACCAATGCGCAAAACGCCAGCAGAAGCCACAAACTGGATTCTTGGTGTAGGTGCAACTGAAAACGGTGATGAAGGTTTGGTTACAAAGAACACCAACTGTGCTGTATATTACCCAAGCGGTCGTGCTACAACACCAGCAGGCAACACAGTTACCGTACCAGCAAGCCACATGATGCTTTATACCTATGCTTATAACGACAACGTAAGCTACCCATGGTTTGCACCAGCGGGCTTGACACGCGGTGTGATCCAGAATGGTTCAGCAGTTGGCTACATTACAACTGAAGAAGAATTCAAAGCTGTATCACTTAGCCAAGGCCAACGTGACGCTGCATACTTGAACAAGTTGAACCCAATCGCCAACTTCCCATTAGAAGGCGTGGTTGCATTTGGACAAAAGACTCTTCACCCAACCTCAAGCGCATTGGATCGTGTAAACGTAGCCCGTTTGGTTGCTTATTTGCGTGAACGTTTTGACGAAATTGCACGTCCGTTATTGTTTGAACAAAATGATAAGTTGACACGCGATCGTGCAATCCAGTTGTTCAACAGCTTCTTGAGTGACTTGCTTACAAAACGTGCTTTAACTGACTTTGCAGTTGTTTGTGATACTAGCAATAACACTCCGATCAGAATTGACCGTAACGAATTGTACATTGATATTGCCATTGCTCCCACAAAGAGTGTTGAATTTATCTACATTCCAATCCGTATTGTGAACACGGGCGCGCTGTAAATTCACATTAACATTTAATAAAAGCGGCACTATGCCGCTTTTATTACCATTAAATAACATACTATAGGGTCATATGTGATAAATACATGCATGAAATATCAAATACAACAAATACTCGATAATTGCCCAAAAAATCGACGCCGCAATCATCTGACTGCTGATATGGTGTCATATTTAGATACGACTTATCCAGGCGTTCCATTTGCATATCAATGCGAGCTAGTACATCTTAATAATGTGCCTAAATGCATGGTGTGTGACAATATCCCAGCAAAACATAAGACAACATGTAGCCGAAAATGTAGAGAGCAGCATAAGAAGGATCAAGGAATCGATCCATTCGCTGCAATGAAGAAATACTACATTGCAGAGTATGGGGTAGATAATCCAATGAAATTGAAAGAAAATCAAAAAAAACGTGTTGCAACGATCAACAAAACATATGGTGCAGGCGTAAGTGACCTCACCAGACGTAAGGCAACCGAACGTGCGAGTGAATTGAATCGTAAAGGACGAATAACACTTCAAGACAATTATGGTGTCATCAATCCATCACAGTTGCCTGACCATTTTGACAAATGTAAACAAACGCTAATTACTAACTATGGAGTTGACTCATTCTTTAAAAGCGAGGAATGGACAAATACATGTAAGGACCGACGAATACGTAAAATTGAAAGTCAAACTAATCAGTTGATTGAATTACTTGACATTTCACCTCCTGATATTGACATAGCAGACTCATATACATTCCCAAATCAACGTATCAGATTTAAATGTAAGACGTGTAACAATGAGGAAGTACTACCGTCTGAAACATTTAAATGGCGTTTCCGTCAATTCCAAACACCTTGTGGCACATGCAGTCACATAAGTTCAGGAAGTAGTGCAGCCGAACATCAAGTATGTGAATTTGTAAGAAGTATAACTGATTGTGAAGTTATTGCCAATTCACGTACTATTATACCACCTAAAGAACTTGATATATACATTCCAGAACTTGCCATAGCAATCGAGTATTGTGGCTTATATTGGCATAATGATAACAAGGTTGATAAAAAATATCACTACAATAAATGGAAGCAATGTGCAGACTTAGGCATTACATTGATTACCATATTTGAAGATGAATGGATCAATAAGCAACACATTGTAAAAGACAGATTACGATATAAACTTAATACAGCAAAAATTAAATTATTTGGGAGAAAATGTGATATACAACCAATAACATCTGCGGTGGCAAAGGAATTTGTCCAATCACATCATATACAAGGATATGTTAATGCCAGTCATTGTTATGGATTATTTCATGAAACGCACCTGGTCGCAGTAATGACATTTGCCCGCGGTAATGCAAGCAAGGGCGGATCAAAAGACTGGGAATTGTCTAGGTATTGTGTTAAGGCAGGGTATTCAATTGCTGGCGCAGCTAACAAATTATTTAAGCAGTTTGTTAAAGACACATCTCCTTCAACCGTATTCACATTCAGCGATTTGCGATGGAATACAGGCGCTGTATATGAAACTATGGGTTTCATATTTGATAAGCACACTGGGTTAAATTATTGGTATATAAAAGGCAATACACGGATACACAGATACCAACTGCGAAAAACAAATTCAGATCCTATCCATATATCAGAGAGTATATTACGAAAAAGTGAAGGATGGTTGCGCATATGGGATTGTGGCAATTATAAATATACGTGGCACAATCCCACATACGTATTGTGAACACTGGCTCACTATAAGTCACGCTCAATATAACTCAAAGGAAAAGCGCATATTTTCATATGCGCTTTTCTAGTCTACACTGCTAGAGTGTGGCTTCACCACATTGACACAGAGAAAATATCCAAAGGTCGGCGGATTATGGTTGCCATGACAAACTATATACTCCCCACACGTTGTCTAACTGAATATTTGTGGATATGAGAGCCTAATCTTACATTATGAATATTATTATTTCATAAATCAAACGGGTTTACAGTGCTTGGTTTGTTACCATTTGCTAATGAGTGAGGGCCAACGGTTGTGAGTAGAGTTCATGATAGCAAACGCGATGGATGGCAAAAATGTCATCACAGCACAGATGATCACTGTGTTGAGTACGAAGATGAATGGATTTAGCATGATATATTTCCTTTGTTATTATTACTTATAACACTAAGACAACTTGGTGTCAATATTTATATTTCCCAGGTCCATTTACGTTTACCACAATCATATATTCTCGGAATATTTAACTCAATCATAGCAGTTTTTTCAGTCATTCCATTATTGATTGCCTCAGTCATATGAGGAAATTTAGACACAATTCCTTTTTTAGTAAACGTAGAGCAATGTACTAACTTCCCCTTATAAAAATACTTGTATGCAGGTAGAATTGTACCGCAATCAGAAAACCCTAGTTTGTTGTACATCTTACCAGTAAACCAAGTATTATCACTGAAGCTCACTACATTGTCAAATTTGAGTTCATTTTGGGCATATTTGAACATTTTTGATGCCAGCCCGGGATATGACTGTCCATTGGTGACGAACCGTTTAAGCTCAAAATGTTGATTACGGCTCATTCCAAACGACATGATTCCTACTAGTTGCATCATATCATTAAACGCACCAAAATGTGTACCTGTCACATATCCTTGAAGATGGTATGCATTCAAAAAAGGTTTAGCATGTACTGTGTTAACCGGCAATATCTGTAGTTTGCGGGCCCCGATACTTATTCCACGACGTTTTCCGAGAATGGATTGTATTGCAGCCTTGACCTTTTTCAAGTCGTTTAGCCACAGATCTTCAAATATTGAAATTAGATGGATCCCTTGATCATGACATGACTTCCATTTATTGTAATGATAATTCTTATGTTTAAATTTCTCGCTATGCCAATAGATACCATTCATCTCAATGGCAACATTATAAGCAGGAAGATAGAAATCCAATTCAAGCGGGGTAATTGCAGTTCTGTCATGTTGGATATACGGTATGTCAAGCTCATCTAAGAACTCTGCCATTTCTACCTCTAAGCTACTTGTATTCGAAATGTAATTAGTAACGTTATATTTAGTGATGTATTTGGTGATAGTGGTGGGATCGACATCTAACATTCTTGCCATTTGCCATTTTGCCTTGTCCTTTGCAAAGCAAATAAAAGCATCTGCATTTGACAAAATGTACAATGCATAATCTGAATAATATTGTTGTGTAGGATGTTCAACTCCGTATTTCTGTAGATTTGTTATTATTTGGTATGATTTAACATCTTCATTCTGCATAGGATGTTCAACTCCGTATTTCTGTAGATTAGTTTGTTTTATCATGGATTGTATAACAGGAGATGCAAATGGGGTATCTACCCCATAAGCAGCTTGGCATGATTGTTTTATCTTGTCTAGTGTGGTTGTATCTAATAATGTAGTATGCACCCCGTATCGTTCCATATTGGTGTTTATTGTCTTTTGTCTGATTATAGCATCCTGTTGTGGATTTTGAACTCCGTATTTCTGTAGATTTGTTTGTAGTATAGTTTTTCTTACGCTTTCAGACGCAATATGGAATTTGGACCCATAAGTCTGTAGGCTGGTTGATTGCATGACAGAGACAATTTCAGGAGACTGCATTGGATGACGGACACCGTATCGTTCTAGTGTCACCTCTTGTATTTTGAGTTTAACGTCACTGTGTTTGCTAGGGTTATCAACACCGTATTTTTCAAGATTAGTTGACCTTGCTTTGTTGCGGGTCTCGACTGAATTGGCACTACATTTCTTAGAACAAAACCGTTGGTATGCTTTGTTTAACCAAACCACATTCTCACCACATGCCTCACATAAAGGTACAGATGAAGTTGATTTCATCATGTGCCATAATATCTGTCTTGCATTTTTATTTTGAACAATATCTAGATCAATTGATGACATATCAAGATCTTGCACATGATGCCACTCAAGTCTAACCTTTTGGTGAAGGCCTATTAAATACGTATCCATAACTGATTATACATCCTTTTTTATATTTTGTCAATATCGCATAAATACTTATAGCAAAACGCATTACAAGGAGATAGACTAATGGCAGTTCTAGATAAATTAAGTGTACCAGTAAACGGTGAGAGCCAAGGCACACTGATGCCTAAACTACAATACCGTTTCCGTGTTAATTTTATTAATATGGGTAGTGGCAACTCAAACGTGGCAACAACCAATGTTGTAAGTGTTCAACGTCCGAACATGTCACATGAAGAAGTTGTAGTTGACACATACAACTCAAAGATTTACTTGGCAGGTAAGCATAGCTGGGAAGCTATCACAATCGAACTACGTGATGATATTACATCAGCAACCAGCACACTATTGGACCAACAGGTAGCTCGTCAGATTGACATGGCTAACCAAAGCTCACCACAAGCTGGTGTAAGCTACAAATTCGGTCTCAGCATTGAAAACTTAAATGGCGGCAATCCAGCACCAGAAATTTTGGATGCATGGGTACTAAGTGGTTGCTATATCACCCACCTCACGTACAACGAATCCAACTATACAAATGGTGGTGACTACCAAACCATCTCAATCCAACTACGTTTTGACAACGCAGAGCATATCATCAATGGTTCCGATGCACTAAGTGATCCAGTATTTGGACATGACACCAACAGCCGCGCCAACTCTACGGTATAATAAATGGCTATTACTAACTTTGCACAAGAAGCTTTCCGTTCAGACGGTGACCAGCTTCTTGTGCCTCGTCAAAAATATAACTTCACAGTGCTGTTTGACAGGTTCGATGGACCCATCACAGAATTCACTCGTGTGAGCAGTGTGACAGCGCCCAGTTATAGTGTTGACAGTCAGATAATGAACCAGTATAACAAGAAGCGCGTGATACAAACCAAGTTAAATTATGACCCAGTGACTGTGGTGTTTTATGACACCTACGACAATGAGTGGTACACTATGATGCGCGACTATTTGAAATTTCATTACAACAGCGGCAATGGTTTGGATCCGGTAGTTGAAGGATCGTTCACCACCGATGAGTATTTTGAAACTGCAATGGGATTCACTCCCAACGCCAACAGATATTTCTTCAACCGCATGGTGATTGTGCAAAATGGTTATCGTGAGCAGTCCCGTGAGACCATCTTGATCAACCCCCAGATCACAAACATCCAAGGCGATACACTGGATTATAGTGACAGCAATCCCACCATGTACACTGTGACATTCCAGCCTGAGAGTGTGCATACCAGAGACTTGTTTAACAGCGTGGCCCAAGCCCCAGTCACAGGTCCTAGGTAACACCAACCACGATTGGTGATAAATACTGGTATGACCAAGTTTCAACAAGGCAAATACCAGCCCCGTAACACCGCAAAATATATCGGCAATCATATCCCCCACTATAGAAGTGGTTGGGAATTAAAATTCTGCCAGATGTGTGACGATCACCCCAACATCATAGCATGGGCCAGTGAGAGTCACAAAATTCCATACATCAATCCCATTACTGGTAAGCGGGCAAATTACATTCCTGACTTCTTTGTAGTTTATGTGGACAATGACGGAAAGAAACACGCAGAAATTGTAGAGATCAAGCCCAGCGGCCAAGTTATGGGTAACGCAAAGGGCCAATACGATCAGGCACAGGCAGTGATTAACGAAGCAAAATGGACCTACGCCAGACAGTTTTGCAAGCAACAGGGCATTGGATTTAGGATTGTCACTGAAAAAGATATTTTCAATCGTCCTAACAAAGGTCGCCCACAGAAAGCACCAAAACCAATAATTCGTAAGAAAAGGAAATGAAACAATGTGTGATAAATTTTATGTATATATGTACAATAGGGAAGATGGTACGCCATATTATATTGGTAAAGGTTCTGGTAACGGGGCGTTATATAAAGGTAAGAATGAAATCCAGCCTCCTAAAGACAAAACTAACATAATTTTAATTCAAGAAGGTATGGATGAAGAATCTGCATATTGTTTGGAAAAGAAGTTGATAGACGAAATTGGACGGAAAGACCTAGGGACAGGGGTGTTACGAAATATGGCAGCAGGATGGAATAAATTTATAAATATAGACGCCTTATTAGAGCGACCATATATGTTCCATGCAGTTATCAACACCGATATAATAGCCACCCCAGTAAATGACAGGAAAATCCAATGAGATATAACCAATTAACTGAGGAGGTGTCGGGTAAATATTTTCACGTTAGTCATCAAAAAAATCATGCCAGTATTATGAAAAAAGGACTGCTTGTCCAAACTGTAAACGATACGAATATTTCTAGAAAGGCTGGGATATACTTGTTTAAGAATAGTAAAGATGCATATGAG